ATTGATTATCTGAAACAGCACAAGATACACATCCATCCGGATTGTGTAAACGTTTATAAAGAAATTCGACAATGGAAGTGGCAGAAAGACGCGAAGACAAACACGTATCTGGATGAGCCAGTTCCTTTTTTTGATGATGCGATGGCAGCACTTCGGTACTCGATTGAGACGATGCGAAAGCCACCGCTCAAATACAACAGACTTGGAGGTGGCTTGTAATGGCACAGCAAAATGTCAAAGAAGAAATCAGACCGGATGAACTGATATGCATCGCGGATGATGAAGAACTGGATATCACCAAATTAGGTGAGCTTATCAACAAACATAAAGCATTGATCACAGGAAGATATGACAAGCTTAAAAAAGCGTACATGAATCAGTATCCGAATCTGTATTGGAGCGACAAGGAATCATGGAAACCGGACAACCGGTTGACTGTAAACTTTGCAAAGTACCTTGTTGATACGTTTAACGGCTATTTTATTGGTATTCCAATCAAGGTGCAGACCGATGACAGCCAGGTAGAAGACTACTTGACGATGCTTGATGGTTACAACGACATCGAGGACCATAACGCCGAATTAGCGCGTATCTGCTCGATTTACGGCAAGGGCTATGAATTATATTCGAACGATGAAGCAGGCAATGTGAGCATCGTTTACCTTGACCCAACAGAAGGATTCATGGTCTACGACAATACATACACACAGAAACCAAGATACTTTGTGACGTACTACTACGATTCAGAGAAGGTCATGCATGGACAGGTTCTTACCGAATCCGAATCGTGGCCGTTCACTGATGACCATGGCCTGCATTATCTGAGGGATGAATTTCATCCGCATAACTTCGACGATATTCCGGCAACCGAATTCCTTGAAAATGAATCAAGAATTGCGGTATTCGAATCCGTCTATTCGTTGATTGTTGGTTACAACAAGGCACTGTCTGAAAAACTCAACGATGTGGACGCGTTTGCAGATTCTTATTTGGCTATCCTTGGCGCTCATGTCGATGATGGCATGCTTAAGAACATGAGAGATTCAAGAATGATTTCTTTCGATGGCGACATGTCGGAAAATCCGGTCGAAGTCCGATTCCTGGAAAAGCCGAGTGCCGACGGACTGGAAGAGAATTTGTTGAACCGTATGGAACGGTTGATATACCAGGTGTCCATGATTGCCAATATCAACGACGAGAACTTCGGTAATTCGTCCGGTATTGCAATGGCATACAAGCTGCAGTCCATGTCCAACCTTGCCAAAACAAAAGAACGCAAGTTCACATCTGGACTGAATCGACGTTACAAGGTCGTCTTCTCAAATCCGGTCAACTCTATGGGAAGTGATGACTGGATCAATCTCCGATACAAGTACACAAGGAATTTACCTAAGAATCTGCTGGAAGAAATGCAGATTGCGCAGGGATTGTCCGGCATCGTATCACAGGAAACACAGTTGTCCGTGCTCTCTATCGTGGATAATCCGACGGAAGAAATCGAGCGTCTGAAAGAAGAGCAGTCGGAAGTGATGGCGCAGTCCATAGTCAACAGTTACTTCGGAGAAAATCCAAACTATCCGGATACGCAAGCTCAAGGAGAGGATAATGAGCCGAACAAGTGATTACTGGCGTGACCGTGAGCGTGAATGGCTTGAGCAGTATCTGAAAGAGGAAGCCAAGTACGCAAAAGACGTCCAGGCTATCTATGACTACATGCTCGATGAAATTGAGAAGGAAATAAACGACAATTTCAAAAAGTACGCATCCAAAGAAGGTATCTCGATGGCCGAGGCAAAAAAGCGAGCCGAAAAGATAGATATCGAGGCGTATATGCGCAAGGCAGAGAAGTATGTCAAAGAAAAGGACTTCTCAGACCAGGCAAACAAAGAGATGCGTCTATATAACATGACGATGCGTGTTAATCGATTGGAGCTTTTGAAAGCCAAGATTGGGCTTGAACTTACGGCCGGACACGATGAACTGGTCACGTATACCGGCGAAAAGTTGACTGAAAGAGTCAAGGATACGCTCAGAAAGAACGCTGCAATACTTGGACCAACGGTCATGGATGTGGCGGACCATAAAGCCGATGTGATTGTCAATTCAAGCTTTCACAATGCGACCTTTTCAGATAGAATCTGGCAACATCAGGACGTTCTTAGAAACGAGTTGACCAACATCTTATCCAATGCATTGATTGCCGGACGAAATCCGAGAGAATTCATTCCGAATATACGAAAGCGATTCGACGTATCAAGATACCAGGCAGAGCGTCTGCTTAGAACAGAACTTGCAAGAGTGCAGATAGAGGCACAAAAAGAATCGTATAAGGCCGAAGACATTGACGAATACGAATATATAGCTTGCGGTCTAGGTGATGTATGCGATGTATGCAGAGCACTGGATGGAAAGCATTTCAAGTTATCCAAGATGGTGGTTGGAGAAAATGCGCCACCAATGCATCCGAATTGCCATTGTTCCACAGGGCCATATATTGACTTTAATGGATATGATGAATGGTTGGATTCATACAAGGATCATGGTTTGAATTTTGAAGAATGGAAGAAAGGAATTGAACATGATACATATCACGATTAAATATGATGAATGGTTTGATATTCAAATCGAAGGCCATGCCGGATATGCACCGAAGGGAAGCGATATCGTATGTGCGGCAGTGTCTACACTGTATCAGACAATGGTGCAGACTATCCAAACTAGATCATATGGAGAAATGAAGCATATCCGAAGCAATGATGGCTTCGAGCATGTACTTATCGATAATGTTACACAAGAAGGGTTTGGCGCAATCATGGCATTTATCGCAGGATGCGAAGAAATAGCTACTGCATATCCAGATTATGTGAGTGTGGATGATGAGTTGACCTAGGAGGCACGGTATGTGCAGACACATCTATACAGAATCGATTGAGAAATCTTATTACGATCATAATTTACAATGCAAGGCGGAAAGAAGAACACGTACTTGCATTTTTTGTGGAAAAACGGAAAAGGAGACAGTATATATGAAAGACCCACCGAAGCGGAAGCTACCAAAATTTATAAAGCACGATCTAAGCGATTAGGTTGTGCTTTTTATATGTCCGAGCATTGAAGACAATAAAAGCCATGGGTCCAGGCATGGAGCGACGTAAAAAGCTATGGAAGTTAAGCATTGTAACTTTAAACTATGGAGGAAATACATATGAAAACAAATCTATTTGACTTGCAGATTTTCGCAGAACCTAACGGCAACTCTGAACCAAACGGAAATAACATCGAGCCTAACACTGGAGCATCAGGTACTGCGGTAACCGAACCGAACGAAGATAACAAGCCTCAGCCAAAGTACACGGACGAGGACCTAGACCGCATCATCCAGGAGAAAAAAGCAAAGTGGGATAAACAGGCAAAAGAGAGCGAAGAAGAAGCCAAGAAGCTTGCAAAGATGAATGCTCAACAAAAAGCAGAGCATGAACGCGATAAATTGCAAAAGCAACTTGATGAATTGCTCACTGAAAAAGCACGTGCAGACATGGGCAAAGAAGCACGAAAGATGTGCGCGGAGGCCAATGTAAATGTGAGCGACGAGATCTTAGCAAGCATCATCACATCGGATGCCGATACCACAAAAGAGGCCGTCGAATCCTTTATCGAACTGTTCAAAGGCGAAGTCGAAAAGGCAGTCAAAGAAGCTTTGAAAGGCAACTCTTTCAAGCGTGGAACAGGGTCGAACGGAGGCGTTACCAAGGAAGACATCATGAAGATCAGTGATCCAATCGAACGTCAGCGTCTGATCCGGGAAAACATGAATCTATTCAAATAGGAGGAACACATGAAACAATTAATTGATTTGCAATTGTTCGCAGCGGAAGACAATTTAACAATCACAACGGATTTAGAGCCAGCTATTTCAGTTGATTTTACATCTCGAATTGCAGAAAACATTGACGAATTACGTCAAATCTTGAGTGTTAATGAATTGACACCAATGGCTAGTGGAACGCTTATCAAAGCTTATAAATTAGCAAAAGCAAATTCACCAGCACAAGTCGGCGAAGGTGAAGATATCGGATTAACGAAGATCACTCGTAAGTTGGCTTGGACAAAGGAACTAGGATTATTGAAATTCCGTAAAGCTACATCTGCAGAAGCCATTCAAAAGATTGGTTCTCAAAAAGCATTGAATGATACAGATGCCAAGATGGTATCTGAATTAGAATATCAAGTATTAGATGATTTCTATACAAACTTGGCTACTGGTACAGGAACAGCTACAGGTGTTGGATTACAAGCTGCATTAGCTAACGCATGGGGTGCTATGTCTGTTTATTACAAGAAAAAAACGGTAAGCCCAATTTATTTTGTATCATCGTTAGATGTTGCTGATTACTTGGGCAGTGCTCAATTAACTACACAAACAGCTTTCGGTTTGACTTATATCGAAAACTTCTTAGGATTAGGTACGGTTGTTGTATCTCCAAACTTGGCTAAAGGTACAGCTTATGCAACCGCAAAAGAGAACTTGAATGGTGCTTATATCCCTAGTGGTGGAGATGTAGCATCTAATTTCGGATTGACATTTGACACTACTGGTTTGATTGGTATGACTCACAGTGTTATTACTCGTAATGCTACCGTTGAATCATTATTGATGAGTGGTGTTATGTTCTTCCCAGAATATGTCGATGGTGTGTTCAAGGTAACCATCAAGGCCGCCACTGCATCAGGAACGGGAGCCTAGTAGCGTATGGCGGTGATCGATGATGTCAAGGCGCTGCTCGGGATCGAGGATGAAGACAACAAATTGAAAGTAATCATCACCTTGACCGAGAACCGCCTTAAAACTCTGATTGGCAAAACAGAAGTGCCAAGCGAGTTGGAATATATCGTTACCGAAGTCTCGATTGCACGGTTCAACCGCATCGGTTCTGAAGGATTGAGCGGCCACACGGTAGAAGGCGAAGCATTGACATTCAAGGACAATGACTTTGATTCCTATGCCGACGATATCCAGACATGGCGCGACGCACAGTCCGACCAGGATATCGGGAGGATACGGTTCCTATGAGATACGACACACCAATCCTATTCAGACGGCTCGTGACTGGTGCATATGATGCGGATACAGGTGACTATGCCGATGATACATATGTTGATACCAAGGTATATGGCTCTGTGATGGACACCAATACACAGACCATGAACCTTGTGTATGGTGGCATCAAGCAAGGAAGCCTGACGGTCCATATCCAGAACCATATCAATGTGCCGTTTGACCAGTTAATCATCAACGGGAAGAAATATCGTGTTGATTACACAAGACGGCTTAGATTGAAACAGAGTTTTATCGTTTCTGAGGTGCAATGATGGGAGCAGTAGAGATATCCGGTCTTAACAAGCTGATCTATAAGCTTGAGAAATGCAAAGACCTTGGACCAGTCAAAACAGTTGTCAGACAGAACGGCGTAGAGATGCAGAACAGCATGACAAGGCATGCAGAATCTGCTTTTACCAAAGGATATGCCACAGGAACGACCGCAAGATCAATCACAGGCCACTCTATCGATGGTGGCCTTGGCTATGAAGCGCAGCCGACTACCCATTACTCACCATATCTGGAGTACGGGACTCGATTCATGGAAGCCGAGCCATTCGTAAAGCCGGCCTTCAACGAGCAGAAAGAGAAGTTCATATCCGATATGAAAAAACTGGTAGGTGACTGATATGGATGCGCAACAGGAACTATATAGTGCATTGCTGATGGCACTTAAAACCAATTTCAAGGATACGAAAGTCGGAGTGTATGATGCCTTCCTGCCGCCAGATGGGACACCGTATCCTTTTATTTATTTTGGCGACAATCAGGCCGTAGATGATTATGGAAACAAGTCTATGATCACAGGACACGTTTACCAGACGGTGCATGTATGGCATGACGACCCAAAAAAGAGAGGCACACAGTCCATGATCATGGCACAAATCAAGGACATTGCTCGTGGCATCCGTGATACCAAGTCATATCATTGGAGCATCCGGCACATCAATCAGCAGGTGATACCGGACACAACGACCAGTCAACCGCTATTGCATGGCGTGCTTGATCTGGAATTTGAGATTACAGGAGGAAAACAATAATGATCAAATTGCAATTATTTGCGAACGATGTAGAAAAAGTAAAAGGTACGCAGATCATCTATCTATATCGTTTGCTGAGCGAAAAATCAAAAGAAGACGCAACACATATTGCTTTTTCTGAAGAGAACGAATTATCCATGAAGCGTGATGCGGATACGACACAGACAAAAGACGGTCCTATCCGTACACCAGGTACGCCGGAATTGGAAATCACGGCAAAATCTATCCTTGCCAAAGGCGATACGATTGTTGATAAGCTCAAACAAGCTTTGCTATCAGGCGAGATCGTAGAAGTATGGCGCGTCAATCTGGCCGAAGAAGGCACGGAAGCCAATGTTGGCAAGTACAAAGCTACATACTATCAGGCAAATGTTACGGAATTTACCGAAACATCAAATGCCGAAGATGCAACCGAAGTAGAACTTACATTCGGTGTGCAAGGCAACGGTGCTGATGGATATGCAACCGTATCCGATGCACAGAAAGAAGCCGCTTCCTATGTCTATAAAGACACGACAAAAGAAACGGCCTAACTAATAGCAATAGGGACGTGAAGATCACGTCCTTTTTTTGACGTAAAACGAAAGAAGAGGTAGATACATATGAATACTATGCAACTTGAAATCAATGGCAAAGAGTACACATTCAAGGCAAGTATCAAATTTATGCGTGCTCTGAATGAGAAGGTAAAGACCAAATCAGGTGACCGTGAAGTAGAACTAGGCATGACGTATGCCCTTGGCGGGATCATTGGCGGAGAGATCGAAGACCTTATCGATGTGCTCTATGCAATGAATATCGGATTCTCTCCACGAATCAAGAAAGAAGAATTGGAAGCCTATATCGAAGATTGCGACGATATTGACGGCTTATTCAAGCAGGTATCCGATTTTTTATCGAAAGCGAATGTCTCAAAAAAGAAGTTCGAACAGCTTCAGAAAGCCATGAAACAGACAGAACAAGAGAAAGCATAGATTTTGACGAAATGTATGAAACTATCGCGCTCAACTGCTTCCGATATCTTGACTACAAGTCATTCGATGATGTAGACAGACTGAACCTCAGAGAGTATCGGATACTCATGAAGGCAGTCAATCTCAAGACAGTGGACCGCATGTATGAGATCCATTTATCGGCATTCAAAAATTTCGAGGTCAGAGCTCGAAAAAAGAGCGGAAGACCGGTATATCGAAACTTTGACAAGTTCTACAACTATAGAAGAGAAGTGGATCGTGTAATGAACGGAAACAAAGCAGAAGAAAACGATAAGTTCGCAGACCTCAGACGTTTCGTTTCACAGCAAGCAAAGAAAAAGGAGGGCAATTGATATGCCTGAACAATATTCAGTAACCGCCTCCCTTTCTGCTAGAGACTCTAACTTTACAAATACCTTTGAACAGGCATTGGATGTCCTGAAGTCATTAGACAGGGCAGTCCATCAGATTGCCACTGTCGTACTGAAAGCGCAGGACAATATGACCC